TACAAGGGCATTTGAAGACCCTTTTATTTCATCAACTGGAATTGCAGAAACAATCCTGTTGTCATTAGCAAGAACCAAGTAAGTACGACCAGTCTCAATAGTTGTTCCTTCTTCATCAAATATACCAACAGACCCAGTCTTGTCCAAAATTTCAACTCGTGACCATCCCTTTCCTCGTTTGATTGCTTTAGCCATTCCCAATAAGATAAAAGAACCTTTTTCTTCAAAGTCACAAACCTCTTGAATAAATGCGTAATAGTGTGAAGGTATTGAAATGTTAAACTCTGGAAGGTTTAAATACTCATATATGTTTTCTTTAATCTCAGCATCGTTTCTAGGATTGTCTGGAAATGTTGCTCCACCTACTAGCCGCATTGCATTTAATGCACGACTATTAACTCCATTTCCTTTTGTAAAGGTAAACTCTTCAAGTTCTTTGTAAGATTTAAATGGTCTTGCTGCCATGTATTTACTTGCAATGTTATTAGATATATATTTAATACTAGTTAATCCAAACCTTATTCCCTTACCTTCAATTTTAAAATCTAAGTCAGAATCGTTAATGTGTGGTAACTTAACTGAAATACCCATGCGTTTTGCTTCAATTAAATATTCTGTACGCCCATCTTTATCCTTCTCATTTTTAAGAAGAGCAAACATAAACTCAAGTGGATAATAATACTTTAACCACGCCGTCCAATACGAGACTGTAGAATAAGCAACCGCATGACTCTTGTTGAACGAATACCCCGCATGCGCCTCAAAGTCATGCCATAAATCACGAGCCTGATTAGGAGCAATATAGGTAGAAGCACCAGTAATAAAACGTTCCCTATAATTGTCGAACTCTTTAGCGTCTTTCTTTTTTCCAATGATCTTTCTAACTTTATCTGCTTCAGACATTGACATTTGACCAAGGTGTACGCATGCTTGCATGACCTGCTCTTGGTAAAGAATACAGCCATAGGTGTCCTCCGTATATGGTTTTAATATCTGATGTAAATATGATACTGCTTGTTTACCATGTTTACGAGCAACATAATCTTTTCCAATAGTGTTCATAGCGCCTGGACGAACAAGGGCATTTGATGCTGCTAATTCATTAAAGTTTTTTACACCCATCTTTACTAATAAGTTTGTATATGGTGTTGCTTCGCATTGAAATACGCCCTTTGTATACCCGTCTGAAAGCATCTCATAAACTTTTGGATCTGCTAAATCTAAAGATAAAAGATCTATTTCTTTATAATGATTTTCTTTTATCATTGCAATTGCATCTTGAATAACGCTTAGTGTTTTTAAACCAAGTGCATCAATTTTAATAAGGCCAATTTTTTCAGCCTCTTCCATGTCAACACCAACAACAGGAATGCGTTCATCTGATCCAGGAGAAGACCTAGTTTCTAATGGCGCATATCTAAAAATTGGATCTTTGCTAGTAACTACACCAGCAGCATGAATGCCAGTGCCTCTGATACGGCCTCGCAATTGTTCTCCATAAATTTCTACTTCTGGATATTTTTCTCTAAACCATTCTGTTGTTTTTGATCTACAGAATTCATCCCAAGTATCAACTAACTTTAAAACCTTGTTAACATCTGTTAATGGAATATCTAATATTCGTGCAACATCTCTTACAACACCCTTATCTTTAAATTCCATAAAGGTTGCAATAGATGCAACGTGTCTATACTGTCTAACTAAATAATCTTTTACTTCATCACGACGAGTATCTTGAATGTCCGTGTCAATATCTGGAAAGTCGCTACGCTCTGGATTAATAAAACGGAAGAACAACAGTCCATGTTCTATTGGATCAATTGTTGTAATTTCAAGTAGATAACAAACCAAAGAACCAGCGGATGATCCACGACCAGGACCAACAAGAATTCCTTCTTTCTTTGCCCAGTTAATCATATTGCTTACTACAAGAAAGTATGGTGCAAACTTTTTATTACGAATAATTTCTAACTCTTCCATAAGTCTTTGTTCGTAAATGTCATTGCCAAGCCAGTTATCAGTAAGCCTATACTTTTCAAGTCCTGCAAATGCTAGGTTTGCTAATTCTTGATCTGGATTTTTGTATTGAACTGGAAGAAGGTTTAAACCATCTTGAATATTATAATCTTCTACTGTGTCTGCTAGTAATAGTGTATTTGAGTAAATGTCTTCTCTATCAATACCCTGTTTTTGCATGTCTGCTTTAATTTCTTCGTATGACATCAAGTGAATGTTGAACTTGTTAAACGTTATATCTCGATCAGCCCCATAAAGATAATCAAGTCTTTCCATCATGTCTTTTTTCTTTTTAGATTTTTCGTATGAAGAATCTTTGTTAACTTTTGCGTGTGTGTTTAACAGTAATTTAAACTCTTGAACTTCTCTTTGAGATGTATCTGAGTGATGACAATCTGGAGTGACAACAGCCTTTATATCAAACTCATCTGCAAGTTCAAGCAAATATTTATTTATTTCAGGAGTGTTGTGTGGCATAACTTCAATGTAGTAATCGCTACCAAAATTATCTTTAAACCATTTAATATGCTTCTTTGCAATTGCAAACTCTTGTTCTTCTAATGCTTTAACAAGAACGCTACTTGGGCAAGCAGATGTAACAATAATGCCTTCTTTGTATTTTTGCAGTATTGCAAAGTCAAACCTTGGTTTCTTAAAAAATCCTTCAGTCCATGCAATCTCACTAATTTTATTAAGATTCTCTAAACCTTTTTGGTTCTTGGCTAGAAGGATAATGTGATTATAAACAAGATCTTGCTGACCTTGCCTTTCAGACTTATCTCTTTTATCAGATATGTCTGCACACATGTATCCTTCTAAACCAAGGATAGGCTTTACATTATTTGCTTTTGCAATACGGTGCAGTTCCCTATGCCCAGATAAAGTACCGTGGTCAGTGATGGCAATTGCTGGCATCCCTAACTCAACTGCACGGTTCACATATTCTTCTGGAGTAGCAACACCATCGAATAACGAATAGTGTGTATGTAAGTGTAAGCCTACGTAATTCATCTTACCAATCTACGTTGGTTGCAGATGAAGTTGTTGGACCGTCAAAACCTAAGTAAAATGCTTCTTGTTCAGCATAAGGAATTTTCTTTAATGCTAACTCAAGTGCATAAGGTTTGTGTGTTGACCAGTCAAATGGTTCTGTATCTGGTGCTCCAGGAATGGTTGTGTAACTTGTTTCAGTACCCTGACCATTACGCTTTACTTTCCAGACTACGTTTGAGATACTGCCTGTTTCAAGGGCGTACTCACGAATTGTATTAAACGCTGATTGCTTGCTTACACCCATTGACCAAATAGCCACATAAGGTGGTTCAATGCCATCGTCAACTAGAACATTGCAATAGAAACGAAGACGTGCTCTCCAGCCAGCCTTTGGATCTTTGCGGTGCATCTCTTCTGCCCAGTCACGACCTTCTGCTTCCATTGTGTCTACAGCCTTACGTTTGTAGTCCTTTGGATTTGTGTGTTCTTTGACAACTAGAGCAAGACCACGATCTGCATTGTAGTTTGCAGAGTCTTCATCTAATTCTTCAACGAAACGGATTTTTGCTGATTGACCATCGGCAAGTTTTAACCATCTTACCTTTGGTGAGTTTTCATCATACTTTGGTTTGTCGAGCAGGGCATTTATATTTTTGAGTCCCTTTATAACGCTCATATTTTTTCTCCTTTTATTTGTTATTTTATTTTAACATAGATGATATAGATTTGTCAAACTGAAACTCAAGGCTTCTGATTGAATCATCATCCATATCTCCTATATCTTTGTATTTTTTATCTATGTTGATGACGGTAACCAATGAGCCAAGTTTTTCAATTAACTTATCTCTCATTATTGAGCCAGCCTCATCATTGTCTGCAACAAGTACAACGTTATTGAAGTACTTTTCTAGTAACTTAATCTGCGATGCAGATACGTTAGCGCCCAGAGTTGCAACTGCTGGGAATCCTACTTGGTCTAGCCTTATAGCATCAAAAGATGACTCAACTACATACACCAAACTAGATGCTTTAATTCGGTGCAAATTAAATAATAACTTACCCTTTGGAAGTCCTGGAGTATTTTTAAATTCTTTACCCTCAATAGATCTACCAACAAAGCCAAGAGTCATACTATCTGGAGAATGAACTGGTATTGTAACCATATCTTGTTTTTCTGAATACCCTAAGCCAAACTTTTTTACTGACTCTTCGGTTATAAATCTATTAGAATAATATCTCATTGCTCTTGGAGACTCCAAGGCTTGATTGTTTAGTCTTTTAATTAATAATTCGTCATATTGAACAAACTCTGGCGGAGCATACATAGCCTTATTAATTACATTCTCAATGTTTGTTTCTGTTTCTTTGCTTTTTATATACCGTGCTGACTCAAAATATGTTCTACCAGTTACAAACATAACAAACTCTTCAAGGTTTTTTGTGGTTTGACATCCAAAGCAAAAAAACAAACCACTGTCTTTGGCAATTTCTGCAGCAGGAGTTCTTGTATTATTGTGATATGGGCAATAAATAATAAAATCATTACCAAACTCTGCCTCTATATCAATTCCTGCACCAGTCAAAATACGATGAATCTGTTCTGCTGCATACATATTTTTAATCATTAGTATCAAAACTTTCTAAATATTTTATCGCTGCCTTCATAATGTTTTTGTTGTCTTGGAATAACCCTAAAGCACGATTACACTTACCACACAGTAAGCCACGAATTTGCCCAGTTGCATGATTATGATCTACGTTAAGTGAGTATTCTGTAGACTCTTTGCATATCCAGCACTCTCCATCACCCTTATTAAACAGTTTATCATATTGCTCTTCTGTTATATTGTGTGTAGATTTTAAATACCATTTTCTAGAAGACTGTTTTCTACGTTGCTTATATATGTCTCTATTCATTTTTCTGCGTTCAAACGCTTCTGGATTAGCATATCTTTCTCGTGCATATTCTAAATGGCATGGTTTACAATATGTTTGTAACCCATCAGATCTTTTTGAATTAATAAAAAAATCGTTTTTGGGTTTTTCTTGATTACACCTATTACATCTTTTCATAATCAAATTATATCACGACTTTGATCATAGGTTTAGGTCTTCCATGTCTTTATAACGATAGTAGCCTTTGTCAAAATCTACCTGTACTAAAAAATCTCCCATGAAACCATTTCTATTTTTTCTAAATACACATTCAATAATGTCACTATTAGTAGCACGACCTAATGCCATTACCCAGTCAGCATCATAGGCAATCTGTCTAGACCATGCTGTTTGACCAAGTGTTGGAGCACTACTTAAATCTTTTACATCATCAGGGGTAGCAGATGAAATAGCAATGATAGGAACTTCTTCGCCAATAGCCATAAGTTTAAGTTCTCTTGAAAGGTTTTTCATACGTACCGTTTCGTTATCAGATTTTTGATTTGGAGACATAAGTTGTAGATAGTCAACGATAACAAAGTCTGGTTTGTACTGATCAATCTTTCCACGAACTACAGATGGGTTTACTTCTCCACCATTATCATTTGAAATAATATGAAACTCTGGTTTACCTGCTACTTTATTCGCATGCCAATTCTTAAGCATATCAAGTTCTACTTCACCGTTACTTAACTTGCGATGAGACCAAACACCTTCGCCCATAATTGCAAATACACGATTACGAACTTCTGTCTCAGACATTTCAAGAGATATAACCAGTGGGGACTTTCCCTGCTTCCATGCTTGCACTGCAAAATAAAGAGCAAGCCAAGATTTGCCAATGCCTGGATATGCTAAGAACACACCAAGTTGTCCTGGCATAATTCCAGAAGGTAGGTAGTTGTCAAATCCTGGCAAACCTGTTTTAATTCCAACTTGGCCAGTTAATTTTTGTTGTTGAATCTTTTCAAAATATGCAACGGCAGAGTCAAGATCCGTAGCATCAATATCGCGTATAGCAGAAGTGTTTTTCTTTAACTCAGAGGTTTTTGTAATAAGTCCATTAAGTGCTTCTGTACCGTTGCCTACCTGCACTTCGCCTGCTGCTGACCTTAAGATGTCTTTGAGGCTCTCGTTTAGATACTCTGTTTGTAATTCTTCAAGGTGATGCTTAGTAGCGCCCACACCCTCTATTGGCTGAAAATCTCTAAATTTTTCTATTACTAAAGATACTGGTGGTACTGCACTATTATTATCAAAATATAAACGAATAAAATTCCATACATCGTTATGAGTCCTAAGAAGGTTTTCTACGTTAGCCTGTAATAGCACATGCATCTGTTTATCTTGTAGTAGTGCTGAGATAACCTTTGCTTCTATATTATTCACTAAGCCACCTTCTTGCTAATTTCCTGCGCTCTTGTCTTTCGTAATTATCTTGCTCTGATTCTATCTTTCCCTGTAATATTTTTTCCGCATTGTATGCAAAGTAACTCCAAGAAGGAGACATAGAGATATTAAAATAATAATCCAATAAGTCATAACATACTCCTATCCCATATGATTCAACAAGTGAGTCTGCTGCCCACTGCTCTACATTTAAATTTAAAGATGGCTTCTGCTCGTACTTTGCTGTGTGCAATTTACTGTATCTGCTAAGCAAAGCCATACGGTCTTTGCGCTCAGCCATTAGTCGTTGCTATCAGCCTCTGATTGTGCTTCTTGAATCTTTTCTGTTAATTTGTCTTCAACAAATTTGTATACCCTGTCAAAAGCCTGTTCTGTATTTTCACCATCACGCTTAGAGTCAATTACCCCAAGATCAAGTCTTAATGATTGAAAGTTGCCCAGATTAAGTGTATAGCCAAGTGTTACTGATACCTTTGTATTTTCGTTTTCCATTACCCCACCTATCTTTGAATTTAAATGTTCTCAGACCAAACAGGAATAAATCTTCCATCTTCGGTCTTCGTATATGTAAGTATACCGTCACCCATTCGTCGTGTCAACTCTTGGCTTGTAGGAATACTATTATTTGTTATTAATCCGTCTCTTCTTGGTTGCCCAATATGTCTAGATCCCAGTATAGCACGAATCTCTCTTATGTGATCTTCTGAGTAGTAAGACCTTATTTGCCAACCTCTTTCACCGTTCAACTTTGCACCAACTGGTGGTGGTATAATTCCATTTTTAATTAATGTTGGCATATATTTTCTATGACGATTAATTAACTTAGCAGTCTGGGATACAGTGTAAACTCTTTGCCTGTTCCGTCTAAAATCTGTGCGAAGACAAGTCTCAAGTCTATCTTTAGTAATATTATAAAACGTAACCATTCCAGTAGAACGAGAACTATGGTATAAACGTACAAGGTCTTTATTTAAAAACCAAAGTTTTTTACTGCCCTTAATTATAGGGTCGTTATTGTATTGTTGGCTCTGGATTTTTCCTTTTGCAGTATCCATCTACCTTGCCCACTTTCTGACGGAGGGTGAAAAAATACACGATAACCACATGATATGCAGAATGTTTCTAAGTGATCTATGCTGCTATACTGTCTGTCAACAAACATGCGACCTTTACACTTTTTACAAAAAATCATGCCCACCTTTAATTTTAATTAGGAATGCCAACAATTATTAAATTAACTGCTATGGCTAGATTTCCAGATTCACCGAATCTAACAAATCCATCTACTCTTGAGGTTGTTACTGATGTTAAAATAACGTTTACATTTTTACCAGCAGGGGTGCCGCCAATATTTTCTAGTGTTGCTGACACTATTGGTGCAAACTTAAAATCTGTAAACTCTAAAAAAAACGTCTTTTCTGTTGATGCTGAAACCGTAGAAAGAGTTGCAACTACTGGAACATAGCCTCCAACTATTCTTGTTTCTGAAGTTTTTGCACTTTGTTTTCCAGCAGTTCTTGTATCAATTGTTGCATAGTTAAATGTTGCTGAAGATACTTCAGTAGACAATTGATTTACTGTGTCAACTAATTTATAGATATATGGAACATCTAAAGGTTGACCACGTTCTGGTAACGGTATTTTTGCCATTTATTCCTCCTATTTAATTATACCAAAGAAACTAGACCAGAGTTGTAAATATCAAGATTATTATTTAGTGTCTTTGCAGACGACTCTACTTGAATAATTACACGAACATTGGTTGTTCCAGTTTTAATAAATTGATATGAATGAATTGGGGTAGTGCCATGATAAGTTGGTGTAGCCCCATCAAATCCAACAAAAACATCATACTTTGGCCTATTTAATTCATCTCCCCAAACTGCGCTAATAACTGATGTTGAAACTTGCACTGCTCCACTTACGGCAGAAATTGGAACAGTATTAGTAACAAACGTTGGAGACCATTGAGAAGTTCTGTTTTTATCTTCAGAAATAATTCTGTACCTTACAACGTATGCAACGGTGTCAGAGTTAACTGGCGGTAATTCTTCTTTTAAAACAATTGCTTTTTTTACAGCCATTATGTTACTCCAACTGAAAATCTAAATTCAACATAGTTGCTAGTATTAGGAGACTTAATAATAGTTTCAGCATTGTCATTTTTAATAACTGAGTATCCTGTTAATCCATAAAGCGGGTTTGTCGTTGCAATATTTTCTAGTCTCATAGCATCTAAAGCAATATAATAATTGTTAGAAGGAACATCAAACTCTCCACTTTCATCTGTAATAACACACGCATAAATTTTAACTATAGTCACTAAATCCCAAGTAAATCCTGAAGTAGTATACAGGTCCTGCAATTGTTTTGAAACTACAAAATATCTATTTGTTTCAAAGTCTGCAATTGCATTGTCTAAGTTTCCAGAACTTCCGTGTGCTACTTCTGCCTCAAACCTTGCAAACTCGCTTCCATCTGTTGAAGAAAACTCAACTAATATTCTGACTATTTCTGGAATTGCAGAAGAGTTACCAGTTTTACTTACTATTGAAAATGCTAGTCTAAGTTCATCAATTGGGGAGTTTCTGGTAAAATCTACATTTGCTCCAGTTAAACGAATATGATTTGATCCTTCCTCAATTACAAAGTGATCAAGGGTATCATCACTTTCAGTACTTATAGTAAGGTCTGCTTCATCTCCTCTAATTAAAATTATGTTATTTAAAAACCTACATCTTTCGTATCTGTTTGCACGAGATGCTTTATAAAAAATAGAGTTGTCTGCATTTGTTTGAAAAACGGTATCTGCAACAGCAATAATATTATCATCATTTGGATCATCTAACGGTGCACTAACAACATCAATTGCAGTTGCTGATGCTCCTGTTTGATACTGCCAATTTTCTCCAGTAGTAAAAGCAAATACTGTCTTACTGTCATAAGCGCCAGCAGATGGATTTGATCCTGCAGAATATAGCCCTACCTCTGATATTTCATATCTTTCTTCTGTTGGTAGTTCTGCTGTTAAAACTATTTTATTTATACCGTTCTCATTTACAAACCCTCTAGACG